TAATGATGTTGAAAATTCTGATGTTAAAGCAAAGGATAATGAAGTAGATACTGATTTAATGCGTGCGGCATATAACGGACACTTGGAAATTGCACAAGCTTTAATTGCAAACGGAGCTGATATTAAAGTAGTTGATTCTAAAAAAAATACTGCTTTAATATATGCGGCATTTGAAGGACACTTAGAAATTGTGAGAGATTTAATTAAAGCTGGAGCTGATGTTAACGCACAAGATTCTGACGGAGATAATGTTTTAGTGCATGCGACATTAAGAGGACACTTAGAAATTGTGAGAGAGTTAATTGCAGCTAGAGCTAATGTTGACGCAAAGAATAATAAAGGAAATAATGCTTTAATATATGCGGCATCATGAGGACACTTTGAAATTGTGAGAGAGTTAATTACAGCTAGAGCTATTGTTGACGCAAAGAATAATAATGGAGATAATGCTTTAATGTATGCGGCATATAAAGGACACTTTAAAATTGTAAAAGATTTAATTACAGCTAGAGCTATTGTTGACGCAAATAATAATAAAGGAAATACCGCTTTAAATTCTGTTTTACAAAAATATAAAGATTCTAGCAAAAAAGTTAGTAAAAATATATATTTAAGAATTGCTAAATTATTAATTGATAATAAAGCAACATATAATATTAATGAATTGCCAACAGAATTGAAACCAGAAGAAGTTTCAAATTTAGGAGGCGGCAAAAAAACAAAACGCAAAACAAGAAAATCCAAGAAAACCCGGAGACGTCGGCATTCCAAACGTCGCCGATAGAGATTTGTAAAATATAACCACTCTTTGTCTATTTATCTGTGTAGTAATAATCGTTGTTTATAATACTCTTGTTTTTTACTAACCGGCTCATTTTAGCGGCAGACATAGATTCATGGATTGATGCCTTGATAATAGTATCCCAAGTTGCTAGCAATATATCAGTTTTTGCTTCTTTTTTATAAACTTTTTTACCGGTGGATGAAACAAATTTGGGTTTGATCTCCTCACATTTTTTTAGAAAAAGTCCATAATAACCCTCATTGTTGCCTTCATCTGTCCACACAGTAGCCTTTAAAGCATGCGGAGATGCGTTCAAATAATCTTTAATTTCTTTAATCTCTATTGCCGCGTCTCCCAATTCTTTTCCAACAGATGTTTTCCAAATTCTATATTCCCTCAACAAAACAGAATTTAGGATTTTTCCACAATCAGAGAATTTGCATGTCTGAAATATAAAAGTTTCAATTACAGAATCTGGATTGGTTATTTTATATTCAACGGGTCGCAATTTAATTCCTGCATAACTATGATTTCCATCAATGCGTTTTGGTTTAAACCTTATGTCTAAATAATTTTTTAGCGCATGGAAAGTTTCTTTTGACGGTTTTACCTTGCTCCACAATCTATATCTGCCTTCTAGATTTACTGACAATTCGTCAACGTCGGGTCTAACAATACAGATCGCATTGACAAATTCACCAAATCTTTTGTTTAATTCGTCTTCTGGCAATAATACATTTTGATAAACAGATTTGGCATCGGCATTGACAGACGCTATTATATTTTCTTGTTTTGACAATTTATCTTTTAGATTTGCCATTTCAACAACTTCGCGTTTTAATTCTTGGACTTTTTCTTCCAAAATGCGGTTTGCATCTTCTAATTCCGCATTCTGTTTTAATAATTTGTTAAAATTGTCAATGCTATATGTTTTTGATTGAATGATTTCTTTTATGTATTTTGATAATTTTATAATTGTAAAATTTAAAGAGTCATGTGCAATTATTTCAGTTTTAAGACAGGAGCTGAGGTCAATCGTGCGTATTTGTTTTTTTATTTTTGGGTGTGTCTTAATTAAATTTTCTATTTCAACTTTATTTTGAACTTTGAATGCCTCAGTCAAAACAAAATTTTTATAAGTTTTGTGGTGGTCTTGCACTCTTGATGCTAAATTATTTGAATGGCCAAATTTTATAAGTTTTTCACCGGCTTCATTTGTGTTATCAATTGTTCCGAAATATACACATTCCGTATTCAATGGAAATTGCGCAATGATTGCACTTTCAACTGCCATATTTCTTTCTTTTTGTGCGTCCTTTAACTGTTGTTCGCTTTGTTTTTGAGTTTGTTCTAATTGGAGTCGCAATTCGTCGGTTTCCTCCTCAACAACTTTATGTAGTATTTCTTCCATTTTCATGTAGTATTCGTGAATTTCATCTGCCTTTTTAGTTTGCGCTTTCAAACATAATGATTTGAAACATTTAATAGTTAGAAAAAATTTTTTAATGTTGCTGCCACCCCATTTTTCGTCATTTGAACTTGCTTTGGGAGTGCCCAAAGCAAGATTTTCTTCATTTTTGTAGTCTATATTCAATTTAAACTGTTTTTCCAACAATCTCTTAGAATCTATTTTTTGATTAAATCCTAACCATTTCCACGCATCATCTAAATCAATTACAAAATCTATATTTTTATCATATTTCAAATAACAATAAAAACTGCCAACAAACAACTGTTGTTCAAATTCTGTAAAAGTTTCTTTTAATTTATTAAGTAATCTGTTGTTGTATGTTTTTGACAACCTCGCAATTGGATTTTTTTCAATCAGTTCTATGATGTTCATAATATAATTTATAATGTGTATATTCTATAAATGGTTTTTAAATCTTGTTTTCAAAAATCTTGTTTATGAAATATAAAAACAAGATTTTCTACCATTTTCCGCCGCCGCCTTGACCGCCCGTCTTCTTTACGGTCACCTGACCACCCTTTGCCTTCTTCTTGGCATTCGGATCATATTCGTCTTCATCATCCGATCCCAAGTTCTTGGATATTTCCCAGAACTCTTTAGATCCCAACTTGAAATCGGGTCGGTCCATGGCCTTGTACCAAAAGATTTGATCATTAATCTTGTTTGATTTTGCGTTATTGTTTATCACCAAACACTCATAATTCTCTGTCGTCTGGTCCATAATGGAGCAAAATGACTCCAGTGTCGGAAACATAGACGCATAATTCTCCCAAATCTTCTTGCGATTCACCAAATAATTCTCTCGCAGAATAAAAACGTAATCAATATTGGTACGCAGATTGGGTGGAATACCGAGCGGGTATTGCATTGTGATGATTAACATGACCTTCCAATGTCTCCCGTTCATGAATAGTGAACGCATGAGCTTGTCTCGCGCCCATGTGTTGTCATACAAGCAATCATCCAAAATAACGAACGTGCGAGGATCTATGGTCGTCTTTTTATATGTCTCCATCTCCTTCTGCATCTGTTTCATTACGGTTTTTTGCCGCCTCAGAACATTCTCTATTAGCACGGAATTGTACTCTTCATGAATGAAGAGTTTTGGAACCAGTTTTCCGTAGAAACCGTTACCTGCTTCTGTTCCGGATATGACGGTGCCAATGGGAATATCTTGATGATGATACAGCAAGTCTTTTACTAAAAAGGTTTTGCCGGTATCACGACGTCCGATCAAAACCACGACGGGGCCCTTGTTCTCATCCGGGCGAAACGTGATGGCCCTCATATCAAATTTTTTCAATTCCAGTGTCATTGATTTAATAAGTATATTTATAAAACATATTTTTTCTCTATCAGGATTACGAAAAGCCTAAATCAAAATGAGTTTGATTCCCATATAAAGAATAATTTAGTTAAATTATATTCTTGCGATGTTTACAATTGGATACAAAAAAGCGAGAAAACTCAATTTAGAGAAAATGGCGCAACAATATGCCTCTATTGACGATAGTTACAAGCCATTTGAATTGGAAAGTGTTCAAGCTTACAACCCCATTTATAATAGGTTTTTTAACATGACTGAAGAGAACTACAATTTGATCACGCTCAATCAACAATATCAAGCAGGCGATTTGACAAATTTGTATGATGACGTGAAGGGAGAAAAAATCAAAAAAGATGTATTTGTGAAATTCTCGCCTCTATTGGATCCGCTAAAATTCATCATGGGAAAATATGACATGAAAGATCCGTTGACGACTGAGCTCCCACAATTGGATTCTGATAAATGTTCCAAAAAAATTGGAAATGTGAATAATTGCTCCTACACGGACGCATTCTTTTCTTACTTGACAAATATGATGTTGGAGACCCACGGATGGGTACATGGCGTGGCATTTTATGGATCCGCGCTGGCAATACAAAAACGCTTTCGGTTTAACTTGGCGGATGATTATGATTTTGTAAAAGACTGTGAATACTTTGCTATTAATATTGGAAAATACTACACTTTGGACAAAAATGCCATCATTGCCATGAGCCAAATGGCGGGCAGCGGATCGCGCACAAATCGCAATAAAATTCAGATTAGTGAAGATGCTTGTGAGATTGATGCTGTTGATTTGACATGCGATGCCACTATTGTATCAGAATCTGAAGATTCTAAAGAATTGGAAGTTGAATATGAAAAAATTCCTGAAAATGCTGAATTAGAATCTTCCTCCGACGATTCTTCGGAATCCGATTCTTCTGAGGAAGAGGAAGAGGAAGAGGAAGAGGAAGAGGAAGATAATCAAGATAAAGAAGAAAGCGATTGGGAAACCGAGTCTGACGAATCCGATGAATCTTATCAAGTAGAAGAACCTCTCTATTGTTATTTGCACGATTTCCCCGTTCAAATGATATTACAAGAAAAATGCGAAGGCACTTTTGACAAATTGCTTATGCAAAATGAGATTGGTCCAGATGAGTTATTGGCCGGTCTATTCCAAATTGTCATGATGCTTCTCACTTATCAGAAGGCATTTGATTTTACGCACAATGATTTACACACCAACAACATCATGTATGTTTCCACAGAAAAAACCCATTTGTGCTACAAATTTGAAAATGCCTATTATAAAGTCCCCACATATGGCCGAATCTACAAACTCATTGATTTTGGCCGCGCCATTTACCGATATCAAAACAAGATTTTTTGCAGTGATAGTTTTGCCCCCGAAGGCGACGCGCATTCCCAATACAATTGTGAACCTTTCATGAATGAGAAAAAACCTAGACTAGAACCCAATTACAGCTTTGATCTGTGTCGTCTGGGATGTTCCATGTATGATTTTATCGTGGATGAAGAGGTGGCCGAATCGGGGGATCCAAGCGCAATCCATGTAGATGAAATTATACGCCATTGGTGTGCCGATGATGAAGATAAGAATGTGGTTTACAAGAAGAGCGGTCAAGAGAGATATCCCAATTTCAAATTGTATAAGATGATTGCTAGAACTGTTCACAGACACACGCCCAAAGCGCAATTAGAAAGTCCGGTTTTTGCCGCATTTAAACATGCCGGTGCTTTCCAAAATGAAGAGTCCTACATGAATATAGATGAGATTCCAAAATATAAAAACATGGAATGAAAAATTGATCACTTTTACAAATGATTAGTGACACGCATAAATAATATAACATTCAGAATGACCACATCAATCACTACCAAGGGAAAAGTATATGTCGCCAGCATGAATATGCGCGGCGAATGGGCAGCTAAGTTGGACCCTAATTCAATTACAGTTAATGTTACTAGCTCTCAGGCTAAGGCCAGTAAGAATCGTCGCGACTTTAGTCCTATGACACATATAGAAGGCGAGGGCGGATACCATGGCTATTGGAATTTTGAGAGTAGATGGCAAGCAGGTAAGATATTTGAAGGCATAGACGAGGCTATAACTAAGGCTTGGTGGAAGGCACAAGACTCGCCCAAGAGAAGATATCCTAAGGGCAAAGGCAAGAAGATATTATATGCCCGTTTTGAAGGACATGAAGATAAGGGAAACATGGATTATGTGACCTCTAGAAAAGAGGTTTATGTAAAAGAGTACCTTTCGCTAATTCGCAATAGAGAAATGACATTACATTATAAGAAGATGATAGAGGAAGGCAACAACATTACAATATATGACTTTGATGGCCCTCGTATGCCGGATAGAAGTGTTATGTGTTTAGAATTGACGCGGGAGCTATATGAGGAAAAGATTAATTACTTAGACCAGCCATTCGGCCACGGGTATGTGGTAGGAGGTGTTTTGACTGGACTATTAGAATAATTGTTAGAATAATTATTAGAATAATTGTTAGAATAATAA